GGTGGGGTAGAGGTGTTTGTGATAACTCTGTAAATTGGGGTTTAGTCTACAAAGAATATGCTGGGTGTAGTGCAGTACCAGCATTACTTTTAACCTTACAAGCAAGGGCAACATACTATGAGAATGTTACTTGTACAACTGCAACTTTAGATGAATTAGAAAATATACAATAATGAGCAACCTTTTAGATAAAGCATCAATTATATTAACACCTACTGCGTATAACAATGGTGAAGCACTATGTGTTAAGCCAAGTGATGGAAGTGGTGATTTTGATTTTAGCAGAAATTCAGCAGCTACAAGAGTAAATGCTCAAGGTCTTGTTGAAAACGTACAGATACTATCGAGTAATTTAGTGCAAAATGGCGACTTTTCAGAGGAGGGTAGCGAGGAAGTTTCTAACGGCAGTTTTTCTCAAGAGGGTGCGGAGCAGATTACAAACGGAGATTTTAGTAGCGATACGAATTGGAATTATACTACAAGTTGGGAAATTAGTAATGGTAAAGCAAATTTTACAAACATAGCCTCAAAAGGTTTTTATCAGCCAAAAGTACTTGATGCAAATAAAACCTATAGAGTATCTTTTGATTATTCTGGAACTGGGCAAGTAGGGTTTTTAGGAACTGCTGGAGGTTCAAATACTTTAAAAGGATTTGCTAATTATACGGAAGGAAATAATATTATTTATATTACACCAACAACAACAACCTCTGCTTTCAATATTTGGGGAAATTGGACTGGTGCTTTCTCAATAGACAACGTTTCAGTACGTGAGGTTGGTCAAGATTGGAATTTAGGTACTGGGTGGAGTATTGGAGATGGTGAGGCAAAAGTTGATAACACTAATGCCAACTACATAAGTCAAGATGGTATAGTTTCAGATACAAAAACTTACGCAATAACTTTTACAATACTTAATTACATTAGTGGTAGTATTAGATTAAGATTAGGAAATACTTATGGAGATTATGTAAGTGGTAATGGTACTTATACAAAATACATACAATGTACTGCAAGTAATAAATTTAGAGTTTATAGTTCTCCATCTGGTGCAAACCTATCAATAACAAACATCTCGGTTAAAGAGGTGGGGCAAAATTGGTTATATTCTGGACAATCAGAAGTTAGTTATAATTCTGGTAGAATATATAGTAGTGATGGTTCTTTTTCAGAATTGTATCAAGAAATATTATCAGCAAATAAAACATATCGTTTAACCTTTGAGATTATTGAAGATAGTGGGGGAAGCCTTAAAATAGGAACTACACGAGGCGGTGAAGAAATAGCCTCTAATGTAAGTGGTGTTGGTAGTTTCAATTATATATTTAATGTATCTTCTGTTAATAGGTTAGCATTTGCAAGATTAAGTGGTGCTACAGATATAAGAATAGACAATATATCAGTAATAGAAATAACAGACGATACTAACCTACCGAGAATAAACTACGAGGGCTTTAGTTATCAAGATGCTTTAGGGAGTGAGCAAATTTTAAATGGCTCTTTTGATAGCGACACGGCTTGGATTAAAGGTGGTACTTGGACAATTAGCGGGGGTCAAGCTAATTTTAACGGTGGAAGTGGTGCTATAATTTGGCAGAATGTATTAACATCTGGAAAATCATATAAGTTTACATTTGAAATAACAGAACAAACAACTGGTAGTTTAAGAGCAAGATGTGGTGGAACTTTAGGCACTGCACATTCTGCTGTTGGTGTTTATAGTGAAATACTAATATGTGGTGGTGGGATAGATGCTGGATTACAAACATCAAGTGGTGCTGTTTTAAGTTGCGACAACGTATCTGTAAAAGAATATCTCGGGCAAGAAGTAGTGCCAGATAGTGGGTGCGGAAGTTGGTTGTGGGAACCTCAGAGTACCAACCTAATAACACAATCTGAATTATTTAGCGATGCAAGTTGGGTAAAAACCTATGTTACAACTATAGACAATAATTCAAAATCTCCAGATGGAAATAATAATTCATCTTTAATGTACCCAATTAGTAGCGGAAATACACGATATATTAGTACTAACTTAACAAATGGTAGTGCTATTCATACTATAAGTTTTTTTGTTAAAGCAAGTGGTAAAAATGTTGCTTGGCTTTATATCAATTCATCTTTAGCAAACGGTATTATTTACTATGATTTAAGTGATGAAACTATGCAAGTAGTATCGGGTAGTGTTGGAACGCCAATAGGAACTATTACGTCATATACAAATGATTGGTATAAAATAACATACACTTTAGGTACTGCGAGTGTTTTGAATTCGGGTAGTGGAATTGGAGTGTGTGATGCGAAAGGTGATTGGGCAGTTACTGCAAATGGCACAGATGGTATTGAGATTTGGGGCGCTCAAATGGAACAACAATCATACGCAACATCTTACATACCCACAGAAGGCTCAACAGTTACACGTAACCAAGACGTATGCACCAATGGCGGTAGTTTAGCAAGTATAAATAGCACATCGGGAACACTATATTTTGAGGGTAGTGCTTTAGCAAATGATGGTACTAATAGATTTATTTCTTTAACAGATGGTAGTAATGATAATAGAGTTCTTTTTGGTTATAGAGCAGTTTCAAATCAAGTATTTGCAAGAGTAGAGGGTAATAATTCAGCATCGGTAGATTTAACAACTGTTTTATCAGATACAAAAATAAATGCTAAAATTGCAATTAGTTATGATAGTTCTTATAATTATAAGATGTTTGTTAATGGTATTTCAGCAGATAGTGGAGTTGGTACTGATAGTATAATTGGTTTAGATAGATTAGATTTTACAAACGCAATTGGTACAGAAAATTTCTACGGAAACATAAAAGCACTTGCAGTTTGGAAAGAGGCTTTAAGCGACCAAGAACTTGCGGAATTAACAACAATATAAAATGGAACAAGTATTTGAATTAATTGAGGGATATGGTTTATCTGTTGTTTTATTAATGGGTGCTTTATATGTTTTATATCAATTTGCGTTTTTTAGTATAAAAGAAGTAAAGGTTGGCTTTGAAAAGAGGCACGAAGATTTAAGAAAGCAAATGAATGAAGTAAAAGAAAAGCTAAATATTATTCTTGAATTTATTAAGAAAAATTAAATATGAATATATACAAGACAAATTTTCCAACAGAGCAAGAGGGCAAAGACTACCTTTTAAGTATTGGTGTTTTAGTTGAAACAGATAACGAAATAGTATTTGCACCTACTACGGCTGCGGTTGTTTATATCGGTAAGGTGGTAAAGATACCAGCTACTTATGATGCAGATGGTAATATAATTACTCCGGCAGTTTACTATGATGGTTTTGCTATCGATGTAATGAGTAGTTTAGATTTAGACTTTGGAGAATTTATGGTATACCCAGTTGAGGCAGCACATAGCTTTTACGGTTATCCAAGAAACGCAGAAGTACCTAAATAATTAGTATATTTGATACTTAACCAAAAAACAAATACAATGGGAAAATTATCAAAAAGTGAATTAAAAGAATTTAAAGAGCAAGAACAGAAGAAACAAGCAATCTTACACGATTTAGGTTTATTGGCTACACAGTCACATACACTATCTCATATGTTTGCAGAACTTTCTATGAAGCAAGAAAAGAACAAGAAAGAACTTGAAGCAAAGTATGGTAACATAGAAGTAAATCTTGAAGATGGAACTTTTAAATTAATCACAGATGAAAAGAATAAGTAAACACATTTCTTACAAAGAAGCAGTTGGTTCTAATTATGCTAAACAAAAAGGCATAAAGAATAAACCAAATGAAGAACAAGTAGAGAATATGAAACTATTAGCTGAAGAAGTGTTTGAACCATTAAGAGAGTGGGTAGATGCACCAATTAAAGTAAATAGTATGTTTAGGTCTTTAGAATTAAATACTGCCTTAAAAGGCTCTAAAACATCATCTCATATGAATGGTGAAGCAATGGACATTACAAGTATGGGTGGAAAGTCTAATTTAGAGATGTTTCATTATATTAGAACAGAACTTGATTTTGACCAGCTTATTTGGGAATTTGGAAAGGAACCTAAATGGTTACACGTTTCTTTCAATAAAGACAATAACAGAAAACAAGTATTAGTAACTAAAAAAAGAGGTGTGTACTACACTTATTAATATGGTAACAGACTACAAAACACTTTTAATAAATTTAGGAACATTTATTTTTTCAATGGCAAACGTTGATGTATTTTTAAAGATTACACTTTTACTTTTAACTATTGGGTATACCGCACATAAATGGTACTTAATGAATAAAAGAAATAAGTGAAAAAGAAGTTTAAAGATACAAGGGTAGGTAAGTTTCTTACTAAAGCTGCACCAAACATTCTTAAAGGTGTTAGTGATGTTGTACCTGATGCTGGTATTTTAAAGCTAATAGGTGGTCTTATAAGCAAAGATGAAGTACTTACACCTAAAGACAAAGAAGAAGCCTTAAAACTGCTTGATTTAGATATTATAGAAATTCAAGAAATATCTAAAAGATGGTCAAGTGATATGTCAAGTGATAGTTGGCTATCAAAGAATGTAAGACCAATGATGTTAATATTCTTAACCATATCAACTTGGCTATTAATTCTTATGGATAGCCTAAATATAGATTTCGGTGTAAGTGTTGAATGGATAGATTTACTTAAATCACTTTTACTTACAACCTATGTTGCATACTTTGGTTCAAGAGGTATTGAAAAATATAAGTACATTTCGCAGAAATAGAATACTATACCAAAATCATTATTCTTATTATATTTTATTTTTAAGTATATTATTATTTTTTTTAATATATATTTTTAGATTTATATTTATATATATATTTCTAATTATTTATTTTATATATTTGAAGTAATAAAAAAGTGTAAAGTTATTACATAAATCTGACTTAAACAAATAAAAGATGGAAAACACAAAATGTATTGCAGTAAGAAAAGATTATTACCTATTAATTGTAAATGATATTTCACTTGGTGAGTTTGAAAAAAGTGAGTTAAGAAACATTATAGAAGTTATAGATAATGCCATCTAAATTATCAAGAAGCAAAATAGTTAAAAAACTGGATGCTATATTTAGCCAGTACATAAGGTTAAAGGATGCAGACCATAATGGTGATGTAAAGTGCTTTACTTGTGGTAAGGTATCACACTATAAAAAAGGTATGCAATGTGGTCACTTTCAGAGTAGAAAACATTATGCAACAAGATGGTTAGAAATGAATGTAGCGGTGCAATGCGTTGGATGCAATATGTTCAAGTCTGGTGAACAGTATATTTTTAGTAAACAATTAGATGAAAAGTATGGTGATGGTACTGCTGAAGAATTATATATAAAATCAAAAGAAACTGTAAAGTATTCTAATGATGAACTACAAGATATGATAAAACACTATAAAGACTTGGTAGATAGTTTATAAAAGACTATCTTTGGGTATTCTGTTTTGTTAAGGAAAAGGGGTTTGACTTTATGTTAAGCCTTTTTTTTTGCTTTTTTTTTAAATTATTTTTAAAATATAGTTTTGTTATTAAATAAAATGTTTATATTGCGGTATATTAATTAACTAAAACAGAATATTATGCCAGCAAGTTTAAATTTTACAAACAAAAAATTATCAAGAGAATTACTAAAAGGTGTTAAAAAAGAACAATGGATAGATAGCCTTAATCGTAAAGGTGATAGCTATTTTAATTTATCTGATGTAACAAAAACAACAGATAAAGCTATGTTTATATCTACACCAACTCACCCGAAATGTGTTGAGGGTTTTTGGATACCTAAAAGTGTTTGCCTTTTTGAATATGTAAACCATTGGTCAGATAATAGTTTAGTAAGAGTTATAATAGGGATGCCTTATTCTCTTACTGCACAAGGTAAAGATGAAGCTAAAAATGGCGGTTTTTCAGCAGCACACGCAATAGCTAACTTTGCAACAAAAAATAGAACTGATGTATATTGTAATGCATAAAAACAACGGGGGTGTAAAAGCCCCTAAATTAAAAACTAAATAAAACAGAATGAGAACACAAAAACACGATTTAAAAGACGAAATTAAAAGATTAGAAAAAGACTTGCAATATGCAGTTTTAAACCTTGATGCATTTACGCAATTATCTATTAATAAAAGATTAGATGATGCAAAATCAACTTTAATAAATATTCAGTAATGGGAACTAACTTTTCACAAGAAACTGCACAAACAAAATTTGACGAGTATACATATAGGATAGAAGCCTTATGTAATAAGATAGAAGAACTTAAAGCAAAAATAGAAGTATCACAAATATTTAAACAAAATGGATAGAGAAAAATTATTAGATTTGTACAAGAAGTATGAACTTGAAAAAACAGATGTATACAAGCATCAGCACTATGTTATTATCACCAGACAAGGTATTGAAAAGATAGCTGCAAAAGAAAACATAGCAATTAATTATGAGGTTGTAAAGTGTGAACCCAGCTTTGCAGTTGTGAAAGCATATGCAAAAAAAGAGGGTGTAGAAATACAAACATTTGGTAGTGCATTAAAAGGTGCTAATTATAAAGATGGTAATTGTAATAGTTGGTACGTTATGGAAATGGCAGAGAAACGTGCTTTATCAAGAAGTGTACTAAAACTAACTGGCTTTTATGAACTGGGTGTATTCGGTGAAGATGAAAGTGATGACTTTAAAAGAAAATAATATTGATTAAAATTAAAATCCTTTGTTGTCGCAAATGTAGGCCGCTGTAATGCTTTAAAAAGTTAAGCAAAATTAATCAATAAGTATCATAGTTTTTGTAATTACGGTAAGACTGACAGCACGGAAAGACGGCTCCTTAACTGGGTAATATAATAAAACAGATATGAGAAGAATAAAAAAACCTTTAGATGATAAAATAAAATTTATACCTTGCAATGAAAATAGATTAATATATTCATATACAAGAACTGATAAAAAATCAACAAGAAAAGAAAAACTAAATAAATAAAACACGAGGTATTGCGTGTAATGACAATACCAAATTTAAACTATATATTATGAGTGCAATTATCAACGGAAGTATTAGAGTAGATAGACTACCTAAAGAGAAATTTATCAAAGGAAAAGATGGTGCGGTGTACTACAATTTTACCATAGCGGTACAAGATGAAACCAGATACGGTAACAACGTAGCTTTTATGGATAGCCAAACCAAAGAAGAACGTGAGGCAAAGGTTGCTAAAACCTATCTTGGAAATGGTAAGGTGGTATGGATGAGTGACAAGGGAGTAACGGTTGCAGAAAGAGATGACCAACCAGTTGCAGAACCAGGAAGTGATGATTTACCATTTTAATTAACCTTAATTTTAAAAGGGTGTAGGTTTTTAACTTGCACCTTTTTTTTATACATTTAACAAATGACAGAAAAAGAAACAGAACATAATATGTTAATGGAGTTTATTGCAGATACTTGCAGGATAGACATTGACAAAAAATTAGAATATCCACCAGTATGTTTAAGCTATGGTGAAAAGGTTTTACAATCTGATAAAGGTGATTTACTCATACCGATAGCTTTAGGAACATTTGGTAACCTTTCAGTAATAACAGCACCACCAAAGACCCGTAAAAGTTTTTTTTGCTCTTTACTTGCAAGTGCTTATTTAAGTGGTTCTAATATTTACGGTGGCAAAATTAAAGGACATAGAGGTAATGGTGATTTAATTTATATAGATACAGAGCAAGGTTCCTGGCACTCATCTAAAGTATTTAAACGTCCATTAGATATGGACAGTAACATACCTAAAGACAAATACCATACGTTTGCATTGCGTACAATAGCTTTTAAGGAACGTTTAGAGTTTATTGAATACTATTTAAAGGAACACATTAAAGAACCATCTTTGCTTATTATAGATGGTGTAGCAGATTTATGTGCAGATGTAAACAACATAGAAAAAAGTAATGAATTAGTAAGTGCATTAATGAGAATTAGCCAACAACAAAACGTGCATATTATTTGTGTGATACATCAAAACTTTGGTAGTGCTAAACTTGGTACTGGTCATTTAGGTAGTGCATTAGAAAAGAAAGCAGAAACAGTAATAAGTTTGGAAGCAAACACAGTTAATAAAGATTGGACAACGGTAAAATGCGGTAGAAGTAGGGGTTACTCTTTTGAAACATTTAGCTTTGAAGTAAACGAAAAAGGATTGCCTATAATAGTTGGTGATTTATATGACCCTTTAAAATGATATGGTACAAAAAACAATGATTATAGTTGCTGCAAAGCACAAAGAATGGGTAGAAATAGTTTTATCCTTTGGTTGCAAACAAGAAACTGCTGAAGATATTGTACAAGAAATGTATTACAAGATACAACTGAAACTTGAAAAGGGTTTAGATATAATGTACAATGAAGAAGAAATAAACTACTACTATATTTTTAAGACTTTAAGAACATTGTTTTATGATTTAAAAAGAAAGGGTAAAAACATCACAATGGTATCTATGAATGATATACACTTAACCACATCAGATGTAAACTACCAAGAACCATATGATAAAATACAAGAAGAACTATCAAGAATGTTTTGGTATGATAGAAAAGTATTTGAAATAATAAATGAGGGTGAAAGCATTGCAGAATTTTCACGCAAAAGTTTAATACATTACTATTCACTTTACAACACATATAACAAAGTTAAGAATAAACTAAAAAAATTATTATGAATAAAACAATAGCAATAGAGTTACAGAAATTTGCTGAAGTAATAGCAGAAAGATTTTCACATAAAGATAGAAAGGAAAACTATAATAATGAAGATTTCAAAGTAGAAGAAATTATACCTATGTCAGACCATACTGCTGTAATTAACTTTAAAAAAACAACTGGCAAAATTGGAGTAGCTTTTTGTTATTATATAGCAAAAGGCAAATATCCAGGATGGAAATATTTTTTTCCAACTGATAGCCATATAAACGGTTTTCATAGTTTTTTATATTACAAACTTGAAGCTGAAAGGAAAAATTTTAAATACAATTAATTTATGAAAATAGGAAACATTATTTATTACATCACTAAATATACTGGTATTAAATACCTGGTAGATAAATACCATAAGTTAAGAGGTACTAAATGTGATTGTAACAACAGAAGAAAAAAGTTAAATGAAATAAAAATAGATAGATGGTAAAATTTACTAAAGAAGATTTTAAAAGCTGGAGTAACTTTAGGTCTGAACCAAAGAACACTTTACAAGGTAATGAGTTTGAATTGATATGCCAGCTACACGCAAAGTACTATAATCATAAATACCATAAACCTTGCACTTGCAATCCAAAGAAAATAAAGTTGTGGATAAAGCAACTAAACGTAATTTGGAATAATGGGCATTAAAAAAATTAATGAGTGGGAAAAGGCAGTAGTGTTTTTATTAAATCTTGATGGTTGGGAGTTGGAACATTGCGGTGATGGTTATTCAAGATATGATGCAAAAGGTAAAACACCAAAGGGAATGGATTGCGTTATAGAGATGAAATTTAGAAACAAGTACTATGAAGATAAGATGTTAGAAAAAGACAAGTACGATGCTCTAATGGCTTTAGATGTTGTAAAGATATTCTTTGTGAATGACCCTAAAGGAAACTTTATGTATTACCTCAACACTTTAGAGATGCCAGCACCAGTAAAAAAGTATTGCCCAGATACTACAATGTGGACAAAGAAAAGACTTTTAAAAGATGTTTACTTGCTGAAAGAAAACCAAGCAGTTAGAATAAATATAAATATAGAACCAAATTAGTTGTTAAATGTTTTGTTTATAAAATAGATTAATGTATATTGCGTTATATTAATTTTAAAACAAACAGAATGGAACAAAACAATTATGTTGAAATAACCAACAGAAAACAAGAAATAGTACTACAAAGAATTGCATTAAATAAAAGCAATGAAACTTGTGATGAAAGTATAAAGCAAAAAAAGTTAAAACGTAATGATGCTAAAAATGATTATGAGTTTAAGAAAGAAACAGATGCTATAAAAAAATTAAAAGAAATAATATTTAATAATAATGAAACCTTAAAGAAAATTAAGTCAGAAGAAAAGGCATTAAACTTATTAAAATCATCAAGAGATAAAGACTATCATATATTTAAAAATTATGCATTAGGTAAACAAGAAAGTAAACTACTTAATAAAATAAAAGATTTAAAAGAAGAGTGTTTAATTGATGCAAAAAATTTTAAGATAAATAAAACTGTAAGATTAATTGCAGCAGAATATTCATACAAATTAGATTTAATTATAAAATCACATAATGTATGATAGTAAACGAAGCAGCTTGGGAAAAGTTAAGAAAGCAAATAGAATATCATACTGAACAAGATAGTGAGATAACAGATGTGCATATTAACTACCAAGTAAAAGAAAGAAAGAATAAAAATTATTTAAAACTTAACATAACAATAGACATATGGGACAAGATAACAGAGTAGACAGATTACAAGCAAGAGTAGAAGAACAACAAGAACTAATTGCAGTACTTTACAAGCAGTTAGATGAAAAAGACAATCATACTTACATAGGTGAAACAGATACATTGCATTGTTCTGATGGTGAATTGTATATTGGTTACGATGATAACAAAACACTTGTAATGGAAGTAGACCAGCTTTTTAGAGATTTACCAAGCATTATAAGTATGGTAACTAAAGAACAAAAGAAGATGCAAGAAATGCACCTTGAAATGATTAAAGAAGCATTATGATTTTATTAGTAGATGCAGATAGTTTAATTTTTGCGAGTTGCTATCGTAAAAGAGAAACACCAGATGACGAACTATACTACACAAACATAGAAGATAGTAGAGCAAAGTTTGATGAGCAATTTATGTCTATTGTTAATCACCTTGAAGAAAAATATCCTATAGATAAAATTTTAACCTTTAGTGGTTCAAAGGGTAACTTTAGAAAACTAATCACACCAAAGTACAAAGCCAACAGAAAGAAACAAGAACTGCCACCACTATTAGATGAGATGCACCAATTTGTAAAAGACCATTATGATAGTATTTGGGGTTACGGTATAGAAACAGATGATATGGTTGCAAGGTACTGGAAGCAGATTAGTGATGATATAGGCAGAGATGAGGTAATGATTGTTTCAATAGACAAAGACTATAAACAGTTTCCTTGCTTAATGTACAACTATCACTATAAGCATAAAGAGATATTAGACATAACAGAAGAAGAAGCTATGTACAATTTTTATGAGCAATTTATAATCGGGGATAGTGCAGACAATGTGCAATACTTTCGGGGTAAGGGAAAAGTGTTTGCTGGTAAGTATTTAAAAGATTGTGAAACAAAATACCAATACACAAGAAAGCTATATGAATTATTTAAACAAGAATACAAAGGTAAAGCAAGACAAAAATATGTTGAGTGCTACCACCTTTTAAAATTAAGAACAGAATGAGGCAGTTTAAACCACTTAAAGGACAGAAACACCTAAAGCCATCAAACAAAAATCAAAAGGCAAGAAAGAAGCTACAAAGAGCAAGTAGGATAGAAGAACAAAGAAAGCCAAGAATAAAAAGAAATGGAATATTAATAAAAAAAGATATGACAGATAAAATAGTAGAAGATTTAAAAAGAGAATTTGATATAAGAAGTTGTGTAGGAATAGACAAATACAAAACAACCTTACAAGACAATAACAAAGATGATTTTTTGCAGCACCTAAAAGAAGAATTAATGGATGCAGCTTTATACATACAAAAACTACAAAGTAAATGAATTACAACACAGTACCAACAATATTAGAAACACCAGAACAAGTAAGTGAATTACTTATTACTTTAACTGGCATAGATATATACAAACAAACAAGACAAACCGAATATGTTGAGCATCGTGCATTGCTTTGTCATATATTAAGAAACAAACTTGATATGAGGTGGGTAAGTATATCAGACTTTATAAAATCAAAAGGTAAACCATTTGACCACGCAACGGCAATACACGCTAACAAAATGTACCCATTGTACAAAAAAGATAGATTTGATTACTACGATAAATTAGAAAGCAACTTTATAGTTAAATCACAAATAGAGTATAGCCAGATTTCAAAGTTAGAAGTAATACAAAAAAAGTATGCAACATTAGAAAAAGATTATTTCAAGGCAATAGAAAAGTTAAGCAACTACGATAAACAATATGCAAGTGGTTATACTAAAAATGAAATGAAATACAGAGCATTAGAAGAAGAACAAAAAACTATGTATGATGAACGTGCAGCTTTAGTATTAAAGTCTTTTGAATGGAAGCAAAACAATAGTGAGTACGAAATAATAAACTGTGCAACGTGATAGAGTTTATAAAAACAATATTGTGTTTAGCATTAAGTTTTGGGTTTCATTGTATAGTATGGGAAGATTACTATGTAAAATCTAAATTCTGGAAAGTATATTGGGCAATAGTTATATTATGTTTATTTCCTTTAATTATGATAATATGATAAAAAAAGAATGGCTATTTATGCAAACACCAAAAGAGAAAGCATACAACCTATATAAGAAGTTTTACAATGTAGATGGTCAAGACTTTCACAATACAATGAGTAGTAAGATAGCAAAGCAATGTGCTAAACTACATATAAGTCTTATACTTGAAAACGAAATACTAAAACCATCTAACAACATAGAATACTACCAAGAAGTATTAAATGAAATAGAAAAGCTATGAGCAAAAAACTAATACAAAAGCTACAACAACTATTAGACAAATTACCAAAGGGTAAAGAAAGAAAAGCAATAAGAGAAAGACTGTTAAAATTAAAGCTAAATAAAAACGTTGAGTAATTACGTTATATAATTGAATAAACAAATTTATTTCAAATGGATAAAAGAAAAAATAACGGTGGTGCAAGAGAGGGTGCTGGTAGACCAAAGAAAGCAGATGAACTAAAACTAATAGAAAAGTTAGATAACCTTATTGATAATGATGAGGTAATAAAAACACTTGGCAAACAAATCTTAAAAGGTGATAGTCGTGCTATGTCATTGTACTTTGGTTATAGATACGGTAAACCAAAAGAGAGTGTAGACATTACATCAACAGATGGGTTTAATATTAACTTTAAAGATATTATAAAATTTAAGTGATAGAAGTTGACCCAAAGTATAACCCTATCCAAACATCAGATGCCAGGTACTATATTGTTACTGGTGGTCGTGGTTCGGGTAAATCGTATTCTATAAACTTACTATTGTTGTTGCTCACTTTTGAAGCTGGGCATACAATCTTGTTTACAAGGTTTACACTATCATCTGCATACATTTCTATTATACCCGAGTTTATAGACAAGATAGAAACGCTTAACCTACAACACGTATTTTATATAACAAAAGATGAAATACGAAATAAGCTATCTGGAAGCAAGATAATATTCAAGGGTATCAAAACATCAAGTGGTGACCAAACAGCCAACCTAAAGTCTCTAACTAATGTTTCAACGTGGGTAATGGATGAAGCAGAAGAACTACAAGATGAAAACATATTTGACAAGATAGATTTAAGTGTAAGAAACCTCAACCAAAAGAATAGAGTAATCTTAATTTTAAACCCAGTTACAAAAGAGCATTGGATATATAATAGGTTCTTTGAAGATAAAGGTGTACAAGCTGGCACAAACACAACCAAAGGAAACACATCCTATATACACACCACATATTTAGATAACATAGAAAACCTATCTAAAAGCTATTTAGAGCAAATAGAAAACATAAAGAAAAGAAGACCAGATAAATACAAACATCAAATGCTTGGTGGATGGTTAGCAAAAGCTGAAGGTGTAATATTTACTAACTGGCAGATAGGTGAGTTTAAAAAAATAGGTGTAAGTGTCTTTGGTCAAGATTATGGTTTTGCATCAGATGAAAATACATTAGTAGAAACTAACATTGATACAAACAACAAGATAATCTATTTAAAGGAGTGCTTTTACTTGAAAGGTCTTACCACATCACAAATAGCTGAACTAAACCTTAAACACGCTAAAAACCATCTTATAGTTGGTGATAGTGCTGAACCAAGATTGTTACACGAACTAAAAGCAAAAGGTTGTAATGTAGTCAAAGCAATAAAAGGTCAAGGTTCTATAACCTATGGTATAGCATTACTACAAGACTATGATTTGATTGTTGAAGAAAACAGTATCAACTTAATCAAAGAACTAAATAACTATTCTTGGTTAGAAAAAAAGTCTAAAACACCACAAGACAAATTCAACCATATTATTGATGCAATACGTTATTCTGTATCGTATCAACTACAAAACCCAAACAGGGGTAATTACTTTATTTCATAAAAGTTATTAAATTATTTGTTGGTATGTTATTTATTTGTATATTGCGGTATATTAATTTAATAAAACAGATATGAAAGACACAGTTAATTTACCAGTAGATGAATTTCAAAAGCTATATGCTATTAAGTTGAGGTTAGAAACCTACTTTAGTTATATGGAAGATAACAGAGGTGCTTTAAAAGCTATTGCACCAACTTTTTTAGATGATGCTAAAGAATACATTAAAGAATATAACGAACTTACAAATGAAAAGGTTTAAAACACAAATAATAATAGTATTAATCATAGCATTTTTTGCGGTAGTATTAAATGCTTTAAACATATATATAAATGTATAGTAATTGTTGTGGTGCAGAAGCATCTTATTTAAGTGATGAAATATGTGGCGATTGTTTAGAACACGCAGTATTTAAAGAAATAGAAGAATAATGAAAAAATTAATAAACAGATTTTTAGT